TATCCTTGAGCTCCCAATTGTAGATCTCCCTCCGAGATCTTTTTATCAGGAAAATCACCCCTGAAAAATGCCACAGCGACACTAGCCCTATGACATCCTGCCTGATGCAGTCCAACCAATGCGGGTCCTCGTGGAGTGACTAAAATTAATACACCTCCACTCTCGCCTTTAATAGTATCCTCATTGGGCACACCCACATAACCAGGTGCCACGTTCCAACTTTCCTTTATAGCAGTTCGACCAATCTTTATATTGGAAACCTTTTTATAGTATACCTTTGCTTGCTTATCTCTAAAAACATAGTAACCCTCATGCACACCAGCCAAGCTACCATCAGCAACAAAATTTAAAAAACTTTTTCCTGGTGGTGAAGCCAAAACTGTTATAGCAACTAAATCAGTACCACGTATTTGCCTTAGCATAGTGGGATCAATTCTACATTTGATATTACTGTTGACACCCATACCATTTGTGCGTATCAACTCTAACCAAACAGTATCTGCTGCATTAACACGCTCAACATTATGCATATTGGTTACCCAAATATTACCATAAATGTTGAATGCTTGACCATCACTAACCTTATTCATTTCTTCATTTGAAATGCGTAGTAATGCTGTGTTTCTGCTGATCAAACTCTTGAACTGATTAATATCATTAACTGATTGAGATGCTTTAGGGAGATCATTTGGTACTAACTCAATTGTTTTATTGTACCAAACATTCTCATCCTCACTTTTCTCAAATTTTGGAGTGGTCACACTAACCTTTGATTCATTTAGACCATGTTCTGAGAATTTGTATTTTTTATTTTTATTAATAAGCTTAGTTACAAAGTATACAGCCCCAATAAGAGCTAGTACACCTGCAACTTGTTTTTTATATTTTAAATTAAATTTTCTCAGATACCCAGAGTAACCAATCCATTGCACCTTCAATCGGTGCAATTTTATGAGATAGTATACTGTGCTTATTAAATCATTTGTTTTTTGAGCTAACATCTTATAATTTCTAGTGCAAAACCA